AGAATATGCATGTTGATGTATGGATTCCATGTTAGCAAAGGAGCACATCATCATACGTGCCTCAGGTTTCTTAAAGATACGCATGTACTTATCTATGTAACCTGATCCTACATCTACATCTGATTGTGTAAACAATCTAAATATCTGTGTAAGTAAATTCTTTTCTGAATCAGATAGCTCTTGCCAATCTTTAACATCTGTGTGTAGTGGTACAGACTCAGGCAACCAATGCATTTGGTTTTGCTCCACGTATTTTTCAAACATCCAAGGATGATCAAAGGGTTTGTAATAATCTCTATTGCTTAGTAAGCTCATTCTTTCTCCAATTCTTCAGCATACTTTTCTAGTAGCCATTTGTTAAATTTAATTTTGTATTCTTTTTCTGTGTATGTTATACACAAAGGTGCTTTATTTTCATCACAATGATCTAACCAGTGCCTACTACAGAACTGGCTAAAGTTTATATTATCCTTCACAACTCAAACATTCAACATCTTCAAGCCTAACTCGTTCTACTTTAACATTCACGTTCTCAGCATTACGAGCAGCATCCGATCTAAAATAATATAGTGATTTTAATTTCTTCATTGCGTACCAATGTACATCATTTACATACTGTAAGTACTCATCATGCACAGCTTGAGACTCAGTTGCTTTAGGCATGGTGAAAAATAAATTAACACTCTGGCTTTGACAAACATATGCTTGTCTCATGTGTGCGTGTTCAACTATATAAATTTGGTTAATCTCATTAGCTGTTTTAAATATTTCTTTCTCCTCGTCTGTTAGTACAGCTATGCCCTGAACTGAACCATTAGCAATCGTTATATCCTTCCAAATATTTTCTCTCTCTTCTACATTTAATCCTTTCTTCTTAAGAACTTTATCCAAGTACTTGTTTTTAACTTGGTATGAACCTGATAAAGTTTTGTGCGTATAAGAATTAGCACGATATGGTTCAATACTAGGGGAAGTACCGCCACATATAATAGAGCTACTGGCATTAGGAGCAATAGCCAAGAGATGAGCGTTACGATTATTGCTACCGTGTACATCAGGAGCTTCCCCACGTTCTGAACTAAGTCGTTTAGTCGCTGCCACAGCCTGTTCTTTAAGATGGGAGAACGTGACATTATTAATACTAGTAGCTCGTAACCCTTGAAAAGGTAGTCCTTTACTTTGGAGTAGAGCATGAAAGCCCATCGCTCCAAGACCCACCGACCTCTCCCTATAAGCTGAATAAGCTGCTTTAAGTAATCCTTCTTTTTCTTCTTTAACATATTTTTTAAACCTCTCAAAATTTGCACTATATCCACCTAGTCTACTGGTGTCTATAATATCTTCTATAAAATGCTCCAACACATTGTCAAGCATCGTAATTAGATCATCAATAAACTGATCATCTTTCTTCCACTTATCAAAGTGTTCTAAATTTACACTTGATAAACAACATACTGCTGTCCTTTCTTCATTAGTGGGTAACACTATCTCTGAACATAAGTTACTTTGATTTATTTTTAAACCTAAATCTTTCTGTCCTTGTGGTAAGTGTTCATTACAGGTGTCAATGTTAATCATGTAAGGCTCGCCTGTCTCTGCTCTTGCATTTAACATCTGCCACCATAAATCTCTAGCACTAACTATCTTAACAGCTTCATTAGTTTTAGGATCAATCAATCTCCAGTCTGTATCTTCTTGAACTGCTTTTAAAAACTCGTTAGTTATATTAACAGCGTTATGAATATTAAGATTCTTTCTGTTTATATCTCCACCTGATTCTTTACGCATGTTAATAAACTCTTCAATCTCTGGATGAGATATGTTTGAGTAAGCTGCATAACTACCACGCCTAGTCACACCTTGATTAAAGGCTAACATCTCTGCGTCTACTACATGCATGAATGGGATTGAACCAGTAGAACGACTATAGTTAGAAGTATCAATGCCATTACTTCTAACATCTCCCCAATATCCACCGATGCCGCCACCTGAACTTGCGAGCCAAATGTTTTCATCATAGTGATCAGATAACCCCCTCCTACTATCAGGTACGTAATTGAGAAAGCAGCTAATAGGTAAGCCACGAGTCGTTCCTCCGTTAGAAAGTATAGGGGTACTAAACATAAACCAACAATCGGAACTGTATTGATAAAGCCTTTGGGCAAGATCAAAATCAGTTTCTCCTTTATACGTTGCACCAAAGACTGATGCTCTTGCGAATGCTTCTTGTGCATGTGTTTCTTCCTCCCAAAAATATCTATCCTTTAATGTATCTAAACTAAACTTGTCTAGTTTCTTTTCCTTGTCATAGTCTATAACAATTCCTAAGTATGGTTTCTTTCCTACTTTATCCTCAACCATTACTTGTTCTCCTTGTCATTTAAATGTAACGCAATCAATGCGTAGTGTATAATTTTTAGTAGGTCTGCATCTGACTTACCATCTTTCTTACCGTACCTCATAGCATACTTCATTATGTTACCAACACAAAACCCTTCACCATGTCCTGCATCTATAATCATATCCGTTGCTTGATACTTAGAGTGAGCGTAGTGTTGTGTGTAGGTATCATCAATGTATTGTTGAACACCACGTAAGTTTATACCTTCATCAAATTTGTAATCCATATCTATTCTATCCATTGTTTAGGTAAGTCAAATTCACTGTACCATTTAAAATTATTTTTCTCTGCCCATTCTGCATGAGTTCTTTTACTACCATCTTTTCTTTTCTTAGCAGCAGGCATAGGTGCTAAAGGTTTTGCAAAGATGAACACAAGTTCTTGATGTTCTTTTAAACTTTTACGTACCCATATATATTTACTGTACTCTGCATAATCCCAAAACCTACCCTTTGCTTCAATTAAATATTCAATCTTGTTAAAAGTTTTTCTAAAGTCAGGTTCATAAGTGTGTTCAACTATATAAGCTATTGTGTCACCATGATGTGACCATTCTTTTAATTGATTCTTGTGTAATTTATATTCCCAATTAGAATCATATCCTTTAGGTAAATCTTTTTCTATTGGTCTAACCTTACGAGGCTTGCGAAATCCTTTCTTCATTAATGCACACTCATATTTTCTGTAACACCATCAAGGTGCTTATCTATTAACTCTGAAACTCTATCTAAAATAATATGATCTATCTCTTGTATATCACCACCACCATATAAATAACTACCTATTACTATTAACATAGTAGATAAGTCTTCATGCATTAAATTATTTTCGTCCATCTCTAAGTAATTGTTCAAATTTAATTGACTTGACATCCCTGTTCTCCTTATTTTTTATATTTTTAATTTTCTTTACAAACCATTTAAAACTATACGCTGATAATAAAAACTTTCTATTAGCGTAAACATGTCCTTCTTTAGGCAAGTAATCTTTAAAGTTTTTTTCTGTAATACGTTCTGCTTCTTCATCAGTTACCACACTTTTTAACCAATCAAGCAACATAATCTTAGCATGTCTTCTTATTTCTTTTGCTTTCTTACCATTCATTGTCTAGTAATCTCCAATACATTAGGTTCTTTTTCTACCTTTGTTAGGTAAGTTAAACCTCTAGAATATTTAAACACTCTTAATCCTTTACCATCGTTAGCATCTTTATGACATTCGTTCTTGTGTCTACAATACGTCCATCCTCTAGGAAGCTTCATGTTCCCTGCCTTGCCTTCGGGTATGGGAGTATAGCACAAAGCAGGTGGCGTGTCAAGCTTAAGTGCTTTCTTAACCTCTCTTATTCTGTTCTTTGCATTCGGCTTATCAAAGAAGCTTGGTCTATGCATAGTAAGCTCACCACTCTCTTTGTTTAAAACAAGAAAGCCTCCTGCCTTTGTCTTCTCTGCTTCTTCGTAACCTGATAATTGAGCCAAGTAGCCGAAAGGATCATCGTCTTTTAGCGTATCATTTGTAAACTTACGAAAGGCAAAGCTTGAAGCAGTCTTAATATCCACGACTTCACCATCAATCTTACAGTCCATGTGCCCCATAACATTACTTACTTTAACTTCCTTCTGTTCATCAGAAACTTTATGACCTGCAAGCTTAACTAAAAGAAGAACAACTTCTTCTAACAGATGACCATACAGAAAACGTATAAACAAATGTGGTTCCATTGGTTGCTTGTCTGTGTTGTCTGCTTTCATATCGTACCAAAGCTGACGAGTAGGCTTGCCTATGTTTGACATGCGTAGTGTCTCTGTATCTCTAGGTCTAGGCGTAGCCCAATGACGTAACGCTTCTTTCATAGAGTTACCGAAGTCTTCTAATACTTCTTCGCTTAAGTCTAACGCTTCTCCCTTGTCTAGTACAGATAACTTATCATATATATCTTCTACTAATGTATCTAATTTTTTCATAGTGTCTCTATTATTTCTTGTGCTATGTCCTGTTTAATTTTAAACCACTCACCTTTATTATCTTCAGCTTCTTTCTTTAATAAGGTGTGTGCTTTTTTTTCTGCACTACTTCTATCATCAAAGAATTTACTGTAACATAATTTGTAATCTCTGTGTGGGCTTGATGTTTGATATTGATTACATCTATCTTTAGCATCTATAGCCATTCCTACCTTTACCCAATTACTCCAACAAGGATTAGTTATAATGTATACATAGCCCTCATTAGTTTTTTCATATCCTTGTAAGGCAGAGAAGGCTGCACCTTCAAAAGTTTTAAAGTTGCCTGCTTTATATAAAGGATGTTTTTTTGGTACGTACTTACCATTAACATACATCCTGTCTGGATTATTGTTTGGGTTACTTTTTGTATTATTGTTTTTACTACACTTAATACATTGTGTTCTATTCAAACTTCTCCACGATG